GTTTGTCTAGCAACCCCTGGCATGGAAACCAGTAGGCAGTTTGACGGTATTGTTCCTTGGAATAGTACCATTATCAATCAAGTGTTCAATTTTATTTGTAAAATTAAAATTAAACAATGTTAGATACTAAATTAATAACAACCCTAGAGTGGATTGTTTCTAATTGGTTCCCTAACATTCCTGATCTCGATAAAGGATTATTCCTTGAAGCCTGGATCTCACAAGTTGAGACTTGGGTATCCGAAAACGGAGTCGAGCACACTATCAAGAGAATTAAATTCTTAAGATTAAGTGTGACTCGGTATCTATGTCGCGAACCTTTATGGGTTAACGATCTCATGATTGGAATCAATAAGGATGGTTTTCCATCTTCTATTGAGTACATGCAGGAGTTTATAGATCCGAGAGATCCGGAACAGATACGGTTTATCTTCACCTTGCTTGGGATTTCCCGAGCAATGTCTGGTGATGGTAAAGTCGATTATTCGTCTATTACCGACCCATTTAAAGGGCAGTATAGAACGTTCGAACCTTTCTTTTTAGAAATGTTTGTTCGTGACTTTGCTTCTCTTCCTATGGAAGATAAACCTTTCTCGATCCGAGACTTCTTCTTAAACTTGAAGTCAGGACCATTGTCAGGACCAGCCCTTTTAAAGGCTCACCTGGCACCCAGATTCTTTACTGGGAGAAACCTTTGGGGGTTATCAATCCTCTTAGGTTCCGATGGTATGCGATGGTTTGAAGATCTGTTCCTTGGGACTCGAGTTAATCGGGTTCCTCAGGGGAATAGAAAACTTCATATCATCCATGATCCTGAGTTAAAAGAACGGGTGATTGCAATCTTTGATTACATATCACAATTGGCTTTTGAGCCAATATCTCGTCATATTTTCTCATTATTGAGAAGAATACCTCAAGATCGAACTTTTACTCAAGATCCCATTATCAAGGATAAGGGAAGTGAGGATAGTTATCACTCACTTGATTTGAGTGCAGCTACAGATCGTTTTCCGATAGATCTACAAGTAGATCTATTGAATACGATTGAAAGAGCATCCCCTAGACCTTTCCGAGGAATCGGAAATGCCTGGAGATCGTTAATGGTTTCAGAACCATTTTTAACTCCCTGTGGCAAGCTTCTGCATTACGCAGTTGGCCAACCAATGGGGGCCCGATCTTCTTGGGCTACTTTCACGTTATCACACCATTGTGTGGTACAGAAAGCTGCCTTCGACTGTAGTAAGTATCCTTTTAAAGATTATATACTATTAGGTGATGACATCGTCATTTATGACGATGCTGTCGCCTTTCGGTATAAACAAATCATTGCCGAGTTAGGCGTTGATTGCTCTCCAACAAAATCTCATGTATCTAAAGATACATATGAATTTGCGAAACGGTGGTTCTGTAATGGAACTGAAGTTTCTGGAGTACCTTTAAAAGGATTCCTCGCTAATACTGGTAACCCAGTTCTTATATTTCAAGATCTTTTAGATCTCGTATATAAGGGGCGAGGACCCAAATCAATAATATCGACGGTGGAACTAGGAGTTTCTTTTCTTAAGGCTTTAGGTTATACTAAATCCCAGAGAAGATACTATACTAGTATGTTCCAAGATATACGATTTTCATATCGTGCATCTAGAGACTTTCCCGACTATCAGTTAATAAGAGAATTCTTAGCAACTGCTAGTCGAGCCAACGACTATATTATGCCAACTTCGGAGGCAACTCTATTAAATGAATTTAATAGAACCTCTGCGATGGTTGTGAGTGGTATGGTGATGACCATAACTCATAGACTTGGGAAGTATTATACT